AGAGGCGTTTAATAATTTTATGGTTCAAATGGCTTTTACATATGCTTTATATGGAAGAAGCAGTTTTGATAATTTTCAATATTCATTCTATGGAATTGAAGAATTTGAAAACATTGCTTTTTTACCTCCTAATGTAAATCAAAATAATTATTTTTTTGTAAGAAAAAGTTCTAATTCAGGCGTTTTTAATATAATAAAAAAAGACATAATAGAAATAGATCCTCCAGAACTTGCTTCATATACAGCAACTCCGGGAAGAGTTTATCCTGATTTTGATGTTCCTAGTAGGTTTAAAAGTTGTTTGTTAATTAATGGTGATTCTGATGTTTGGAAAACAGGAAATGAAGTTAAATTTGGTTCAGGTACAACTGTTTATTATTCAATTTATATAGAAGAAATTAAGGATGAAAAGCAAACTGCTGGACAATCTTTAATTAGGATAGCAACAACCTTAGAAGACGCAAATGATGGAATTTACATTCCAAATGTTGGATTAGAAGATCAGTTCAAAAACAAAACTTTAACTGTTAAATTCTTGTCTAAATACAAAGATGTTTCAAAAGAAAATCTTCCAAGATATGAAAATGTAAATCCAAACAATATTGATATAACAAATGTTAATGCAGATATTCTTGGTGCTTCATATTCTTCAAGTATTAATTACCCAACCTCATTTAATAGCAAATTTGATTTTTCTTTTAGTACATCAGGTACAGGTGGATTTTATACTGATTACAGGCTATTATCTATAAAGTTTTATATGCCAGCAACTTTTCCTGATAATCCTATATATTTAGAAAATTTTCAATTTGAAGGCCCCTTTTGGTATACCCCCCAAAATGTAAATCAAAACTTTGAAGTTATATCGTTAAGTCCATTAAAAATAAAATATCATCAAATTAAGTTTGATAATTACCACAATACAAATGCAGCAACACATTATTCTAATTTTTATTATAATTTTCCAAGAACAAATATAAATGTAACATTCCCTTGGTCTGATATTGAATCTAATATTGGTGGTGCATTATTCTTTGGTTTTCAATGCGATGTAATTATTGAAGAAGTTATTGATGAATTTATTCAAGAAGCCTTACCAATTGAATTTAATCAGATTTTAGAAAATGTTGAATACATTCAAACATCAAGCTTGATGAATTCAAGAAAACCAATGGAAATGATTAACCCTGAACAATGCGAACACATTGGAAAAGTAATCGACAGAAAAGATTGCAATTGCCCTAAGAAGTGGGTTCGCTTATGTGATGTTCATGAAAAAACGGATTGGAAAACTTGTATGCAATGCAAAGATTTTAAGATGTCCGAATGAAACTTTTTCCCCTGACGCAATTCTACTTCGGGGAAAATTCGCCTCAGGAAATTGCTAAAACAAGTCCTAGAATCATTCGGACGATATCAATATATAGATCGATCAATTAACAGGCAAGCCAACTCTTGATTTTATCGTAGTAAATATTGTCTTTAAATTTGCTCACATCTATATTTGGAAATCTCTTTTTATCAAACAAAGTGTCTACGGAATAATGGACGATGTAGTGCGATCTTTCTAACTCGTTTATTCCCGGTACATAAAGAATATTCACGGAATTCATCTTTACAGAATTGCATTCGCAAGCTGCCTGTAAAGCGTACATTCCAGCCCACCATCGAATATTTGTATCAACTTCTTTTTTAGTTATATCTTTGTGAAACCAAATCCAATCCAAAAGAATCTTCTTAAATGTTTCTGCTCTTCCAACGATGGGAACGAAGCCTCCATTATAATAGTTCGTTTTGTTATCGGTATAATTTCCAATAATTCTTTTATTTCCTGATAAACTTTTAAGATGCCACTTTTCATATATGTCGCTAACAATTAATTCGTTTTTGCCTACAGCTATATTGGGATGTTTTTTTAAATGAAACATATCGCAATCTAGTAGTTCTATTACATCGTCATCCTTAAACCTTGATATGGTTTGAATTAAACCTACCTGAATGTTTAGTGGAAGAAGTATTCCGTCTTCCTTTATTCCAAGATTGTAATCGAAAAATGATTCGCAGAGTTGGTTAGGAATATCTTGATGCCAAGGGAATTGATTAATCGTTGGAGATGATGAATGATTTCTTTTGATTATAATTGCTAATGCTTTTTGATATGCTTCATTTCCGTACACATTGAGGTGGTTAAACCAAAATAGATCAAGTTGCCATTGGAACAAAGGGGTGTTTACGGCAACCGGAACGCTTATCATCCTTGCATCTTCTTTTCTTCAAGTTGTTCTGTGGAAATTCCTATCGATCCAGGGCGAAGCGATTTCATTAGCCCATCTGTGGGTGAACCCATGATGGCTTGAAGTTCATGCCTTGCATCACTAGCAGCATCCAATTCTTTTTGCCATTCGGTGAACTTCATAAACAGTTCTACCGCTTTCATGTTTCCACTACGAATTTTTCTTACTAGGCAACTCTTTACAATAGCCATGTCTTCCTTGGTAATGGATTCGACATAGAATCGCTTCATCTCTTGTATATGGCGATAGTATGGATTTAGGTACATATTATAATCTCCATTTGTTTTTCTTGGCGATTCTTGCGGAAGCCCTGCCTCTGTCTCTTATGTTCTTAGGTATTTCATAATATCTTGTTCCTCTAACTTTTTTGTTTCTCACAGAAACAATTCCCATCCTACCTGTTCCACCTCTTCTAAAAGGTCTTGCTTTCCTAGCAATGATTGAGTAGTCCTTTAAGCTAGGCGAACCATACCAATATATAAAGCCACCCCTCCAGTTATTTGCCACCCATTTGTTGAAAGTGGCCTTACCTACCCTTGGGTAAATATAACCGATATTTGGGCCTCTGGCTCGCATTACAACTGAACCTGACTGAGCCTTTGCCATAGGAAAGTATTCAAGCGATTTCATCCAAGCAGAAGGTGGTGTGTATATGATAGAATTACTAGTTGCTTCAATATCTGGGTTAGGTGCTGGATTAGTATTAGTGGCCCTGCCCACCCGCTTGGATCGGTCTTCTAAAAGTTTCTTCAATTTTTGTATCGCACCTACTAAATCTGCCATCGAAATTCCTCTTGCTTTTTGCTACAATACTGTTACCTATTTTACCTTGTTTTTGAAAGGATGCAATATGTTAAATAAAGCTGGAGCGGACTGGATGGTAGAAGCCATTGCTGCGTATGAAAAAGGGAAGCCATCTCAATCAATAGCAGCAAGTTTGATCTATATCTCTGAGACATTAGAACTTATGAGAATGTTGATCGACCCAGAAACACCAGAAAATGTTGAATTTCCAGGGGGCAAGGAGTTTCCAAAATCATGATCGACTCCGATAGTTTCTATGAAATGCTGGAGAACATTCAGCGTGGAATTGATTTTAAATTGGCCATGAAGGCCTTTGGCATCTCTAGAAGGGATCTTGAACCTTGGCATAAGAAAGAGATGATTAAAGCTAAAGCACAGGCAACCATTGCCATGCAACAGGTTATCCATGAACATGGGGCTGAGGATTGGCGAGCCATGCAATGGATCATCGAGAGAAATAATAAGGAACGAAATGATGAGCAAGAAATCCAAAAACTCCTCAATAAACAACTTGCAAAAGAAATGGCAAAGGGTCTTATCGAGTCCAGCGTTGCAGGGGAAACTCTCGGAAATCCAAGAAGTGAAGAGGGTGAATCGGGAGAATCAGAAGACTATAGTGATTCCGAAAGACCCAGGGGAGTATTGCGAATACCTCGGAATCAGCCTGACTCCACAGCAGATGGAAATATTTGATTCGGTTGCTAATGGTGCAAGAAAAGTTCTAGTTCGATCAGCACATAACCAAGGCAAAACTTTTTTGTGTGCTGTTATTGCAAGTTGGTTTCACGATCACTTTACTCCATCAGAAGTTTTGATTTCAGCACCTGTTGCCCAGCAAATTAAAGATGGTGTGTTCAAAGAATTACGCAGGGTTAGACCTAGAGATCCAAACTGGATGCCCAAGGCTAATCGGTTAGAAAAAAACCCCTCGCATTACATCCAAGGTTTAACTGCTCAGAAGGCTGATGCTTTCCAAGGAAGGCACTCCGCTGGTGGTTTATGCATTCTGTTTGACGAAGCATCTGGTATTGAACCCACCTTCTGGGAGCGAGCAGAATCAATGCTTTCAGCAAGCAAAGAAAATTGTTTATGGTTCTGCATTTTCAATCCATATGACGCTTCATCACCCGCCTATTTTGCTGAGAATTCACCTGACTGGAAAGTGTTTCACCTCTCCGCTTTAGACCATCCTAATGTTGCTTTTAAGGCTGATCTTGTGCCAGGTGCTATTAACTATGAGTATGTAGAGAACCGCATAAAAAACGAATGCAGATCCGCTAGGGAAGGTGAAGAATCTGAGCCAGGTTATTTTACCTTCAATGATAAAAACTACATGGTTGAAGACCCGCTTTTCGATATTCAAGTTCTGGGAAGATACCCTAGTAAAGCGATTAACTCGGTATGGGGTGCATTGGCACTCAAACAAATCCTTGATCCAATTCCGCTTAATAAAGATTGGGTGGTTCAGATTGGTGCTGACCCTGCAAGATTCGGTGACGATAGATCCTGTTTAGTGGTCAGGCATGGATGCTGCATCATAGATGCAAAGGAGTATCGTGGATTGTCTACGAAAGAATTCTCGGAAAAGATTAAAGAGTATTGTCAGAAGTATGAAACACCAAGGCAATCGCAATACAAAATCCCTGTGCTTATTGATGAGGGTGGTGTTGGTGGTGGTGTGGTCGATAACAAGGGTGACTATATGTTTTACGGAATTAATTCGTCTGGTGAAGCACCAAGGTGGCGGGAGTTCCCGAACATGAGATCCGCTCTCTGGTTCGAGGCAGCAGAATTAGCTATGGAAGGCAAAGTTTCAATCGGGCATCTTCCGCTTCATATGCGTGAGAGAATGATGGAAGAGTTACGCACACCAGTATACATTGTAGATACAAACGGAAGAAGAGTGGTCGAGTCTAAGGACATGATGAAGCGTAGACTCAAGCACTCTCCTGACCTTGCAGATGCGTTTAACCTAGCTCTGATGTCAATCCCAAGGATTGGTATCGAAAAGGTTATTGGTCATCTTTAGGAGGTCTTTTTTCGATAACTGTTTCAATCATGCTTTGTGGTGTTTGTTCATTTATAACAATGTACATTGAACCAGCACCATTTTTATCCCTGCTTTTTCTGATTGAAATCTCACCGCAATCTTGAAGGTATCGAATTGCATCGTCAACCGATTGTCCGCTGTGTACGATCTTCCTAAGATGCCTTTTCGCATCAATCATCTTTACTCCATACACATCTGGTTCGATTTCGT